GACAGACGCTTTACGTTACCAAGGGCAATCTTACACATGGATAGGAATAGACGAACTTCCACAATATCCTTCGCCAGATATATATAATTTTTTAAGATCATCACTTCGATCTGTAGATCCAGATATACCTGTATATTTACGAGCAACTGGTAATCCAGGAAACATAGGTTCACAATGGGTAAGAGAGATGTTTGTTGATCCAGCTATACCGAATACTTCATTCGATATTAATATAGATACGCCTATAGGAAAGAAGATTATAACTCGTAGATTTATTCCTGCAAAGTTACAGGATAACCCCTATTTGATGCAAACAGATGACTATTATGCAATGTTGGCATCATTACCAGAAGTACAAAAGAAACAATTTTTAGAAGGAGATTGGGATGCATTCGAAGATTCAGCTTTTCCAGAATTTGATAAAAATTTGCACATTGTCGAACCTTTTGAAGTACCTAAAGGTTGGCAGCGTTTTCGTTCTGCAGACTGGGGTTACAGTTCTCCTGCTTGTGTTCTTTGGTTTGCTATTGATTATGATAATAATCTATGGATATATCGAGAATTATATACCAAAAAGATTACGGCAGATGTATTTGCACGAAAAGTCTTAGAATTAGAACATGGAGAATACATACGCTATGGGGTCTTAGACGCTAGCACATGGGCAAAACGAGGTGATATAGGTCCAAGTATCGCAGAAACGATGATTCAAACAGGATGTCGTTGGAGACCTTCTGATAGAACACCCAAAAGTAGGATTAGTGGTAAATTAGAAATTCATAAACGATTAAAGATTGTTGATGAAAAGAAAAAAGAACCAGGGATTAGAATTTTTTCTACTTGTAGAAATTTAATTAGAACATTACCTCTTTTACCATTGGATGATCATAATCCTGAAGATGTTAATACACATGCAGAAGATCATGCATATGATGCTTTAAGATATGGTTGCATGAGTAGACCAATGCATACTAGTTATGCAAATAGATTTAATAAAACTCCTAGACCACAATTTCAACCAGTTGATAGAATGTTTGGATATTAATTTATATTGTAAAAGGAGTTGAGTGAAGAAAAACAAACTACCTACTATAGATAAAAAGAATTTTCCTTATACACTAGTAATGGTATATTGGGAAGATATAGTTGGAGATGTAGCTTGGGCAGATATATCTGATATTAAAAAATCTAAAACTGCAGTATGTTGTAGTGTTGGATGGTTAGTATCACATACAAGTAAAACAAATGTTGTTATGGCTGATTTTATTTTTGAAGATAATGGTAAAATAAAACAAGGCGGTGGATATACAACTATTCCAACAAAGAATGTATTGTCAATTAAAAAAATAAAAATATAGGAGAAACCCATGGCAAGAAAAAAGAAAACAAGAACAGTATCAGATGTCATTGAGGATATCAGAGAGCTACATGAAAAGGAAGAAGACTTATTAATGGAACTTGAAGATTTAACTGATGAATCTAATATTGATGAAGGAGATGAATAATGGAAACTAAATTTGACCCAAACGCTAAAGTAAAACAAGGAGATCTTAGTTCAATACCTGATGGCAAACAGCCAAATCAGGCACCAACCAATATTGATTTTGATAAACATGCACCCACTCAAGGTAATTCTAAAAATTATTTAGAATCTGAAGAAGGTTCTTTATATAAAGATGGAGCTTATGTTACTAAATCAGGAAAAGAACATGTACAAGATTCACTGTTTAAATTAGCAGACGAAAAAGATTATTAATGACTTTAAAAAAAGATTTAGAAAAAGCCAAATTAAAAAAAGATGAGGCTAAAACTGAAGATGAAACTATTACTGACCAATTAAAAAGAGGTATAACTTATAGAAAGGACCAAATAATAGCTATTGGTAAAGATAAAATTAAATCAATTTTTAAAAAAAAGAAAAAAAAGTACGGTCAAACAGATATATTAATTAATAAATAACAAGGAGATAAACATGCCAGAAGGATATGGATACCCAAAAGGTAAGGATATTTTAGGAAAAGTCAGCCATGGTGAACTTGGACCTGATGTTGCTAAAAGACCTAATGATAAATTAGAAATAGATCCTAATAAAAAAATTACCCAAGGTGATTTAGGAAATGATTCTAATGATAAACCAGGAAAAAAAGAAAAAGTAGACGCATCAATTTTTAAGAATGATAATAATCCTACAAATAAAAAAGCAGAAGTAAAGGGTTACTAATGACCAAACAAGATTCAGAACGTCAAAAAAATTATTCTAATATACACCCAGCACAAAATAATAAACTTTCAGTAAAAGAAGTTATTATTAAAGGTCATAAAGATTTATATAAAAAATATAAAACAAAAGCTAAAAATATATGGGGCGGTATGAAAATTGTAGCTGATAAAATAAGAGGCAATTAAAATGGGCTGGTTTAGTAAAAAGAAAAAAGAAGAACCTAAAAGTGCAGAGGATTTATTAAAAAAATTAAAGGTAAGTAAAACAATTATACCTACTCTTATTAATCCTAAAACTAAAAAGTTAGATCGTAACGAAGTCGAAGGTTTATTGCCTGAAAAGCAAAAAGAAAAAATATTTAAAGAATTTGATAAGTATAAAACTCCAGAAGGAAAATTAAAGTTTGGAAAAGTTTATAATGGAAAAACAAGAAAAGCCAAGTATACAGTATAAAGGAAATCAATAAAGAGGAATTAAAATGGTATTTAGACCAGATAAAGATGTTCTTAATGAACATGCTAAGTTTAATAAATTTGATAAATATAAACAAAAACCTGGAGTAATGGGAGTAGCCAGTACACCACAAATAGATACTGACTCACCTGATAAAAAAGGTTCCCCTACACTTGATTTAACTACTGCTAGAATGTTAAGTGGTAATTCTGTTTTAACACAAGACGAATTAACTCAATTAAAAAAATCAACTAAAACTAAAGAAGATATATAGTCAAATGGCAGATAAACCATACACAGAAGAATATCATCCATTAGTTGGATATATTAGAAATAGATTTCAACAAGCAGAAACTTCTAGATTATATGATGAGAAGCGTTGGTTAAAAGCTTATAGAAATTATAGAGGACTTTATGGTCCTGAAATGGCTTTTCGTTCCAATGAAAAGTCAAAAGTATTTGTTAAAATAACAAAGACTAAAGTACTTGCTTCATTTGGACAAATAATAGAAGTTTTATTTGCTCAAGGTAAATTTCCACTGGGAGTATCTCCTACATCAGTACCAGAAAATATAGCAGAAAAAGCACATTTAAAACCTCAACAACAGCAGCAGCAACCACAACAACAACCTGATCCATATGGATTTAATGGTGATGGTGCAAATATTCCACCAGGTGCAACTGTAAATGATTTAATGAAAAATTTAAATCAGGAATATGAAAATTTAGGTTTTGAAGAAGGCCCATCTAGTATAGGTACTCCACAGATAGAGCCTGCAAGAATGGCTGCAGAACAAATGCAAAAACTGATACATGATCAGTTAGAAGAAAGTAAAGCTATTACAATTATGCGTCATATATTTTTTGAAATGGCATTACTTGGAACAGGAATTTTAAAAGGACCTTTTACAGATTCAAAAGAATATAATTTATTTTCTACTGCAGAAGATGATGAAGGTAATGTTCAAAGAATTCATGCAACTAAAGTTAAAGCTGTACCTTCAATTGAAGCAATTAGTTGTTGGGATTTTTATCCAGATCCAAATGCAACAAGTATTAATGATTGTGATTATGTAATTCAAAGACATTCTTATAATAAAGCACAATTTGAAAATTTAGGAAAAAAACCTATGTTTAATTCTGATGCTATTCAAGAATGTTTAGAGATGGGTCCTAATTACCAAACAAAAGGATTTGAATCTTCTTTATATGATAGGGAAAATATTACAAATATTTATAAAAATAGATTTGAGATATTAGAATATTGGGGTACTATAGATAAAAAAACTGCAGATGAATGTGGTTTAGTATATAATACTACTTCAGATGTAATACATATTAACGCATGGGTATGTGGTAATAAAGTTTTAAGATTAATAGAAAATCCATTTACACCAGTTAGAATACCTTATTTAGTATGTCCATACGAATTAAATCCTTATCAATTTTTTGGAATTGGTATTCCAGAAAATATGGAAGACTCACAACAAGTTATGAATGGTCATGCAAGAATGGCAATTGATAACTTAGCACTTGCAGGTAATTTAGTATTTGATGTTGATGAAACTATGCTAGTACCTGGTCAAGATATGAAAGTATTTCCTGGTAAAATATTTAGAAGACAAAGTGGTCAACCAGGAGCAGCAATACATGGATTAAAATTTCCTAATACTGCATATGAAAATTTACAAATGTTTGATAAATTTAGACAGTTAGCTGATGAAGCAACTGGTATACCTTCGTACTCACATGGTGCAACAGGTGTACAATCTACAACTAGAACAGCAGCAGGTATGTCAATGTTAATGGGTGCTGCAGCTCTAAGTATTAAAACAGTAATTAAAAATATTGATGACTATTTATTAAAGCCCCTAGGTGAATCATTATTTCATTGGAACATGCAATTTAATGATGACTCTCCGCATATAATAGGTGATCTAGAAATCAAAGCACAAGGCACTTCTTCTTTAATGCAAAAAGAAGTAAGATCTCAAAGATTAATGACATTTATGCAAACAGCAGCTAACCCTGCACTTGCACCATTTGTTAGATGGCATACATGTTTAAAAGAAATAGCTAAATCTTTAGATATTGATCCTGATCAATTAATCAACGATCCAGATAAAGCTGCGATCTATGCACAAATAATGGGAATGGCAAATGGAAATCAAAACAATACTGCCGCTACTGGAAGACAAGACCAAATGGGACAGACTAGCCCAGTACCTCCAGGAGCTTCGCCAACAGATCCAACAGGAGCTGGAGGTGGCAACATCGGTACAGGTAATACACCAATGCCAGGGGAAACTGGCTTTAGTGCGGCAAATACTCAACCTAGAAGAGGCGAACAAACGCAATAAAACTAAATATTAATATATGACAATACAAACTTGGGACCCAAATAGAGTTGGTGGTGGCACCATTGAATTAATACAAGATCCTACTACAGGTGTTTTTACAACAAATGAAGTTGGATTTGTAAAACTTCCTGA